AAAGATGGCAAAAGCCACCGACGACGCCAGAACCGAAGAAACCGGCACCAAAGAATCCGCCAAGGGGAGGAACCGGGCCCCACGTCGCGCCGGATGATGAATAAAGGGAGGCCAATATGGGAAAGCAGTACATGGTTACCAACGACCCGGCCGACCTGGACTGGGAAATCGCGGACAACGAGAGCGAGAACCGCATCCTTCAGAACGTCAAGAATCTGATCATGACCCGGAAGGGAGAAGTACCCTTCGACCGGAGGCGGGGCGTCAACCCTGAACTGTTTGATCTGCCGATTGACGAAGTGAATTTACAGCTGGAACCGGAGCTGGACCGGGTGCTCATCTGGGAGCCCAGGGCGACCCTGGTCCACGCTGACGCAGAAATCGACGAGGATACCATGGACGTCCGCATCCGCGCCATCGTCGAGATTTAACAGGAGGAAACGCCATGGAGAATCAAGAGCTGCACTATCTGACATATGACCCGCGGGCCATTCTGAACGATATGCTGGACGCCTACTTCGCCGCGGGCGGGAAGGGCATCTATCCCGGGGATGAAAAGGAAATCCTGCTTCAGGGCATGCTGCAAATGTTCGTCCAGAGCTTCGCCGGGATCGACAACGCGCTGAGAATGGGAACGCTGAGATACGCGGTACGGGATTATCTGGACGTGATCGGGGAGAACCGCGACTGCGCGAGAATCGAAGCCACCGCGGCGAAAAGCGAAATCACCATCACCGCGGCGGCCAGCGAGGAAGGCGCGACCATCCCGGAGGGGACCGCCGTGACCAGCGACGGGACGCTGATCTGGCTGACGGACGAAGACGTCGAGATCGACCCGGCGGGCGGAAACTACACCGTCGGCATTACATGCGCGGAAACCGGGGAGAAGGGCAACGGCCTGCTGAACGGAACCCCGATGCAGTTTGTGGCCGCGATGAGCGTAAGCTGCGTTCTGGCATGCAGCGAAAGCGCGGCGGGCGGGCTGAACCGGGAGAAGGACGAAGCCTACCGCGAGCGCATTCGGAGGCACGGACTGGCCGAGACGAACGCGGGCCCCAGGGAGCTGTATGAAAGCATCGCCATGGCCGCGGACAGTCAGATCATCGACGCGAAGGCCCTGAACGGCGGGGCGGGCATCGTCAACGTCTATCTGCTGCTGGATGAGGACGCGGTCAGCGCGGATATCATCGCAAAAGTGGAGGCGGCCCTGAACGACGAAACCGTAAGGCCGCTGACGGATACCGTCGTCGTAGCGGAGTGCACCGACCTGAGTTATACCATTGAGGTCCAGTATCAGGCGGGCACCAGCGTCAACGAGGAGGCCATCGCGCAGGCTATCGCGGAATACCAGGAATGGCAGGAGAACGAAATCGGGAAGGCTTTCAATCCGGACATGTTGAAGGCGCTGATGTATCAGGCAGGCGCGGTGCGCGTCATCTTCACGGAAAATTCCAGCTTTGACGGGGGAGCCTGCGAATACACCGCAATCGCGGCGAACGAGCGGTGCAGCGGAACCATCAGCGCGGAGGTGATCACGGCATGAGCGAGCCGATGATCGTGTTTGACCTACGGAAGATTCTGCCAAGGTTCATTTTGGACGACCGGGAAGGATACGCCATGGCCCGGGCGATGGAAGCCGGGATCAATGACTATCTGAGCATATGCCAGGCCGCGCTGGAAAACTTCAGCCAGCCGGAAAAGATGGAGGAATGGCGGCTGGACGAGCTCGCCTGGGAATATAACATCCCCTACGACTATTACGCGGAAATCGAAATCAAACGGAAATGGATCGCGGACGCGATCATGTTCTACCGGACACAGGGAACGCCGGGCGGCATCGTGCAATACCTGAAGGCAAGATTTGACAGCGCGGAGGTGGAGGACGGCCCGGCCTACGGCGGGGATCCGTATCACTTCCGCGTTGTCGTATCCGGAGAAAGCAACGAAGTGAACAACCGATGGGCCCAGCTGGCCGTAGGACGCGTGAAAAACGTAAGGAGCATCCTGGACAACATCATCTACAACGGCGACCACAGCGACGCGAGAAGCTACATGGCCGCGTGGAGCGGGATAGAGGTTACCGGGAGCAGCGCCGCGGATTAAAAAGAGGAGGAAGACCATTATGGGATGGATGGGCGTTATCACCAACGCAGGGAAAAGCCTGATGGCCCGCGCGGCGAGCGGGGAAGGAACCCTGATCATTAAAAGCGCGACCATCGGCAGCGGAACCCGCGCCAGCGAGGCCGCCATGCGGGCCGCGACCAATCTTGCGACGGAAAAGGCCGCGGGGAGCATCGTATCGAGCAGAGCCAGCGAGGCGGAGGGAACCGTGACCGTGAACGTGTCTATCGGCCCGGCACAGAGCACCGCTTACGTCGCAAGAGAAATCGGCCTTTGGGCCGGGATCGGCAATGAAACGCCCGTGCTGTTCGCGTTGCACCAGGACGAAACCGGCATCAACATTCCCACCGCTGGCGATTATCCCAGCTTCGCGGCCACAATGAGCCTGGTCCAGATCATGGACAACGCGGCCGAGGTCAACATCGACTGGGGCGTATACGTGACGGCCCAGCAGATGGAGGAACGCATCGCCGACAAGCTGAACAAGTCGGACATTCGGCGGCTGGCCGTGGAGATCGGCTCGGAAGACTGGACGGAGAACACGAGCGGCAAATATGAATACGCGCTGACAAACAGCAGCGTGACCGCGAATACCGCCGTATACCTGATGGGGCTGGACGAAACCGGGCTGAACACCCGCGTGACCTGCACGCCGGGAGCCGGAGTGCTGAATTTCATGGCGAACGAGCAGCCAGCGGTGACCGTGGCATGCACGGCTATACTGATGGAAAGCGTCGAAATATCGTAAGCACGGGAGGACAGAAAATGATTAGCGTACATCTGACATTGAGCAACCCGCCTGTGTGCATCGGATATAAAGGGGAGAACGTACATACCGAAATCCGATTCGACGCGGCGGAGGTTTTCGCGGAATATCCGGACGCAACCACAAAGATGGTGGTACGGAATCCGAAAGGGATCCTGTATCCTGTCGAGCTGACGCGGGACGAAGGGGATCTGGTATGGCTGGTTACGCGGAGCGATCTGGCGGCGGCCGGATCCGGAAGGTATCAGATTTCCTTCCTGGACGGGGAAGAGGTTTTCAAAACCTGCATCGGGACAATCATCATCCAGAATTCCCTTGACGGCGAGGAAGGGGACGTCCCGGATCCTATTGAAACCTGGATTGAAAAGGCCGACGCGATCCTGGACGAGGCCCAGGAGGATATCGAGCGGGCTGAAGGCCTGATCGACGCGACACTGGAAAGCGCGGAGAAGGCCGAAGGCTATGCCGTGGGCCAGAAGGACGGGGAGGATGTCGACCCCGAAAGCCCGTACCACCAGAACAACGCGAAATATTACAGCGAGCAGGCCGGAAGCGCAAAGACCGCGGCGGTACAGGCCAAAGAAGCTGCCGCGAGCGCCGCGGAGGAAGCGAACCAGAGCAAGACGGCCGCGGAAAAGAGCGCGGGCGACGCAGCAGGCGCGAAGGACGCCGCAGCGGACGCGCAGGGAAAAGCCGAGGCCGCCCAGGGCAAAGCAGAAACCGCGCAGGAAAAAGCGGAGACTGCACAGAGCAAGGCGGAAACCGCACAGGAAAAAGCGGAGACTGCACAGAGCAAGGCAGAAGCCGCGCAGAGGAGTGCGGGACAGGCCGCGGAGGCCGCTGAAGGGGCCGCGGGGGACGCCTCACAGAGCGCCAGCGCGGCCGGAAGCAGCGAGCTGAAAGCGGAAGGCTACGCGGTAGGAAAGCAGGACGGGACGGACGTGGAAAGCGGAAGCCCGTACTACCAGAACAACGCGAAATATTATAAAGAACAGGCTGCCCTTTCCGAGGGAAAGGCGAAGGAATACAGGGACAGCGCACATGAGATCGCGCAAAACATCGAGACGGCGGGCACCGAACAGGTCCAGGCGATCAACCGGGCCGGGACGACCCAGACGCAGGCTGTCAACCAGGCCGGGACGACAAAGGTACAGGAAGTCAATCAGGCCGGGACAGCCCAGGTACAATCCGTCAATCAAGCCGGGGCAAATCAGGTGTCTGCGGTCAACACAAAAGGTCAGGAAGTGCTGGATTCCATCCCAGATGACTACTCCGATCTGACGCAGGAGGTTAGTGATTTAAACCGCGCGATAAACAACGGATACACAAATGCAAACGTCATTGCTAACGGCAGTTGTTCATCAAGTGGATTAACTACAGGTGCTACAAATAGAATCAGAACAGGACTTATCCCATTCAAAGCAGGAGATAAAATCGTTATTAAAAACGGAACATTGCAACACGCTTGTGGCATGTGGCAGGATTCCGTTTCTTCAGCAAACATCAAAAGAGAAGACGATTCTTTCAGTTCTACAACGGAAACAATATCTCCCGGTTTTGATGGATTTCTTGTTGTTGTGTTTAGGTTTAGCACGAACGCTAATCTCTCCCCATCTGATTTTGATGGTGAAATACAAGTCTATAATTCATTGATTTGGGAAAACAATATCGATATGGAAGCACTCAGCCATATCATAGTCGATGGGTTTGTTAGCATAGAAAAATACATTAATGGCTCTTATACAAATGCTTTATCTCCCACACCTACATTAACAAATAATAATAGAAACAGATTGCGTCCTGAAAATTTCATTTATGTAAAAGCAGGTGACAGGATAAAGGTGAACAACGG